TTATAGCTTGATAAGACTGGTAATTATTAGGCTGCTGCTGAGGAACATAACTAGGAACGTTATTAACAGGTGCAGCACGATTATTTTGAGTTTGAAAGTAATAAATGGTCTATCACCATCTTCAATAAGTTTACGGCAATCTGATTGGCTCACATCATGCAAAACCGTACCTTGTTGGGTATAAGCAACATATTTACCATGTTTCTTCATACAACCCGAAAAACAGGCTTTGCTGTAACTTCATACTTAATTTCAGAGACATCAACATCATATGGATGATTAGGATTGTACTTAACAGCTATGGTGTCCATTTCGAACATCATTTCTAGCCTGTAATTCAGTATTTCGCTTTCAGGATTCATTAAATCAGCGTATTGCTCTGGAGTAAGACCAGCAAAAGCTGCCTGTTCTTTTACTTGATCAGCAATAGTTTTATTAGGGTTAGCAACTTCGGTATGAGGTGTAAAAGTTGATGCAGTTTTATTGTCTGGAGTATCTTTTTTAGCAGCATGATAGTACTTACTAACTACAGGATAACCGAACCAGAAACAAAGGCCAAAAATAGCCCCGACCATAGCAACACCCTTAATAAGTTTGGTCGGAATCTTAAATTTATGTGTATCTAAGACAGTGGATTCATACCAGTTAAAAACTTCCTTATTAGTCTATAAATTGTTGTTGTACAACCATTCTTAAAATTAGCTTTTTGGAAGTCATCCGGATCTGATTCAACAAACCCCCAAGAACGCTTTGCAGCGAATGGAACATTACCATTTCTAACAAGATGAATATGCTCTGATGTTAAACGTCTAACATGTGTATGAATAAACATGGATGCTGAGTAACGATAAAAATATCTTTACCTTCATGACGATGTTTTTCAAGCAAAGTAAGCCATCTAGGCAAGTCTTCTGTTTTGCAGTTAGTAGGTACATCTCGAGTAAATTCTTGTACCTCATCAACAAAAATTACTGATGTTCTGGAGTATCTACCCAGTCCTTAAAATGATCTAAAGTCTGATAAGGAAATGGTATTTCAGGTTTTAAACCCGAACATTACATAAATAAATCGGACGTCCTTCACTAGCAATTTTATTAGCTAGTTCCATCATCATGGCAGTCTTATAAGAACCAGGCTGCGCTGTAATTAATTTAATAGCCATAGAATCAACCCGTATTAATACCAAAAGCGCGGACAGCTACTGACATTAGTTTCAAACTAAAACAAGCAGCCGAAGCAGATAAAATAATGTTTACACACTGGATAAAATCAAAGTATTGAATTAGCTCAGCAGCAGTTCCACCTACGGTAGAAAGCTCCATTGCTTTCTGAACAATTTTTTGTTGAAAGTCATCAATGTAAGGTTTAATCGTACTTGATAAAAAAAGGTAAATAATCCCCGCAGTGGCAGTCCCCAAAACTAATTTTGCAAATATTTTAAAAACCGCATATCTAAATAAAACCTTCAATAATGCGGCAACAATAGCACCAATAAATAACGGCATTAGATAGCCCTCACAGTCGAATCTAACATTCTAAAAGCAAGCATTAATGTACTGAGATGCAAGAGAATTTTTACTAATGCTAATAACTCACACCACCTAGAAACTGGAATAGTGAAACTACCAAAAATTGGTATAGTGACTGATATGTCATGAACACATGCAGATGATGAAAAAGTTAATTTATTAGCTAAAGACTGGAGCGAATTCGTAGCATCTGACTGAGCATTTAAGTAACGAGAATCATCAGAAGCATCACCAATCTTTTCATATTGTGACGTATCAAAATCTGACGAATCAGTCTTCATCATGTCTTTAAAGTCGCTAGTTTGCTTTCAATAGCAGCAACAACAGGTTTAACGTCAGTAGTGCCCCCACCACCAACAGGTTTATTATTAATAGCATTTACAACATCATTAAGCTTATTTGCGGTCGATGATGTATAGCATCTACAGCAGCTTTTACATTGTTTGTCGCGGCTGTATTCGCATCTACAGCCGTTTTTACGGTAGTTGCATTAGCATCTATAGCAGCCTTAACTTTGTCAGCACTAGCATTAACTGCCTTAGTAGAATCTTGAACAGAAGCATTAAGCGTATCTAACTTTGTATTAGTCGTATCAAGCTTCTTATTCGTCAAATCAATCTTGTTAGAAACATTGCTAATTGCATTAACTATTTCATTTTTAACCCATGTAAGTTTGTTATTGACCGCATTAATGGCTTCAATAATTGCGCGTAAAAGTGCGTCCGTATTACCTCCTCCGGGTGGCGGAGGTGGTGGTGGTGGATTAGTTGGAGGAACTCCAGACGCAGGTGGCGGGTCTGTAGGGGTGGATCAGATGTAGCTGGTGGATCTGGAATCGGCGGTGGGTCCTTAGGGTCCGTTGGCGGTGGATTGCTATTTTTTACACAGATTTGCTTACCATTATAAGATCCTGAAACATAGCCTGAACCGCACCCAGTCGGCGCATATCGCAATAAGTAGCATTATTTTGACAACCCGATTTAATTGGTGGTGGTGGTTGATCTGGTGGACAATAAATAGAACCATCAGACATGCGGTTACAGTTGTCATTAGGCGGTTTATAACAACCCCCATAAGGGTCCTTAGGGTCGCATGTATCTTGAGAAAATAAAGGCGTACAGCTAGGACTTGGTATTTCACTAACAGACGAATGAATAATATTTTGATATTGGCTGCCTGAGATGACTACAGGTCTATTTTTATCCCCAGCCCATTCAGTGATACAAAAAGTACCGTCAGGATTCTTTTTACATGTACGCAAAGGAATTGGAGTATTAGGCTCAAAATAGACTGGAATCGGATAACCAGACGCAGGACATTTATAAGTTGGAGCACCGAACAATACACCGGCATAAGAACGGCCATAAACATCATTACAATAACCAGCCAGTGAATTTAATTCACCTGTGGCATTTGGAACAGGCTTAAAAATATAAGATTTATCAAGAGCTTTACATGCAGCATCACCAGAGCCGAAAGTACCAAAGCTCGGGCGCTGAGATATGACATAAGTTGCGTCAGCAAAAGCTTGAATAGAAAATAAACTTATTATTATGAAAACTAAATATTTAAAAAACTTCATAAAATCCCCCAACTTTCTAAATATTTAATTCTTATAAGATGGGGGTATTTCTACCCCCTGAGCTATTAGCTAAAGAAGCCAGCTTTAACCCATTTAAATAAAACCGCAATGGCAGCTAAACCTAGCATTGCCGTACCAATGGCAATAAGCGCGGCTGAGCCGTCAGTCTGTAATGTGCCTACTGGTGCAGTTACATCAACGACTGTACCCGCAGCATTGGCATTAGAAATAAGCGCAGCCCCAACAGCAGCACCTACACCGTAACGTTGAACATTAGTAAGTGTTAAAACACCACGTTTTTGATTTTTTTCCATAACGCTCTCCAAGGGTTAAAAACCCATTGCTCTTAGAATGATTCTGAACACGTACCAAAGACCGTATAACAATGCGAATGCAACGAATAATGCGGTAACTAGTGCCATGTCCAGATACCCAATACATGTTGTCTGGTCAGAACCATAGATCAAACAAGCCAACATAATTGAATCCTTTACTTGCGGTTTTTATAGTAGAAATAAAAACCCACTGGGTGAGCCAATATCCTACTACGAAGAAGTAACAAACTGAATAGAAGATCATTAGAGACACCCCAAAAAATTAGTTAGCCTTCACACTTAGACATGTGAAAAGCCAAAATTTGGCGGTGAAAATATGAGTAACATTTAGGGCATTCCACTTGATTATCCCCCATAATCGATGTTATCTTTTTAATCATAAATTCACCTAAGTTATTGATTTAATTGACATATTATACATTATACGAAGTGTCGTATAAGTAAGCCTTTGATACTATTAAGCTTTTAGCTCTGGAGCTTTCTTTTCTTCAACCTGCAATGGTCGTCCATCACCAGTTGTCTTATAAAAAATATTTCGTTCAACTGGTGTCATTTCAATTGGTAAATAAATTTCACGACCTTTGTACGACAAATAAAAATCTTTCATGTGGTGATGATCTTCAATAACTTTGACGTTCTGTGAACATGGAACAATCTGATCCAAACCTTTGTCATAACGCTGTGATTGGAAAATCAGACGCATGGTTAAAGAACCAGTTTTCTGGTCAACTCCAGTGTCAACATTGAGAAGCTTTGCTTTAAAGATAATTTGAGACATGATTTTTCACCTATGCGATTTTAAGTAAGCGTTGATTAAACGTAGAAACTGGTTCTTTAAAGTTGTCAGGTACTTGATTTTCGAAATTAATTTCGACAAGTTTAAGAAATGGAATAATGTTGGATTTAGACTCAACATGTAGATTCTGCAAAAATGCTTTTGAGTAACCCGCTGCAACTAAATCAGCAACATTTGCATAAAAACGCGTATCTGAATAACGCTTCTTCAAAACCTCAAAGCCATGTACTTCAAGATTTGTATAGAAAGTAAATAAATTACGGGCTTTAGTAAGCGAAACACGACCTAAAGCGGTTCGCTTAGCATATACAGAACATAAATGATTAAAGACAGTATCGTGGTCAGTAGCTTTCATTGCAGTACCCTCAAGGGCTTTGAAAATTTCAGAATTAGCCTTGATCCAAAGATCACGTAAAAAATTAGGATTAGCGCGTTGATAACGAATAAGTTGAAATAAATTAGTCGGATACCGAGTTCTTTCATAACGTAGGCTTTAATGCCTGTTTCAAACCGCAAAAGCCCTTTAGTAAAGGCAATTAAATCTGGATCAGACATGACTTTAACGACACGTTGAGCAGATTTATCATTAGCTTTTGCAAGCTTAATTTGTTCATCAAGTTGAGCCTGAAACTCACATGATTTACCGTAAACTTTACGAGCGAAACGCTTACCGCGCTCCGAACCAAAGTAAACAGTATTCTTATAAACAACCTGTTTCTCTGATTTACGGATATGTCTTGAAGACATGTTTCTCATAAAATCAATTACTTGAGCTACTTGATTATCATCACGTAAACGTGCTGAATAAGTAGCATCAAGCTGCTTAATTTCAGTTTCCCCAATGGCTAACATGCCGTAAAGCGTCGGATGTGATTCAGCAAGATATCCCAGCATTTCAAGTGCTCCCTGCTCTATCCAATCAGAACCATAAACATTATGACCTTGCAAAATCTTCGCAGGACTAGCTTTTAGTTCTACATATGGGTAGGTCTTCCCCTCGTGGAAAAACTTAAAAGCCATCTTCGTATAAGAAGTAGGCAATCTTGAATATGGATGACTTAAAACCTGACACTTAGTATTCCCGTCTTCATCTTTAAAGACATCGTAAGAACCAAATTTCAAACCAATATCAAGCAAATCAAAACCGAAAACGCAATACCGACCTTCACTATCAACATCGACTAGTGAAGCATCAACAGGTATGTGCATAACGATTTATCTAACATTTGTTATTTGTCACAAATCACATTTAATGCGATTTATACAATATCACATGTGACAAATCAACATATTTTATTATTATTTGTCACTTATTACATTTAGCGGTGTTACAAATGGCTATATCACAGAGATTGAGAGAAGAAGAATCAGAAATGGTCGAAAAGAAGACCCTAGATATCATGATTGAAAAGAAGATGAAGATTAAAGAAAGTGATGTAATTCACGCTTTAATCAGAAAACATATAAAAGAACTCACAGCAGCAGATGTGCTTGAATATAGAAGAAAATACTTGGGGAAAGATGATTAAAATTCCCAAATTCGGGAGTTAAGTCCACACTAGAGAAGGTGGACTTTTTTTACATCCGGATAGGCAAAAAAAAAGAAAGGACAGGCGCGACAAGTCGCTGCCCGCCCTTTCCTCTCCCTCTAGATTCGCATAATGCAGATTGATGTTAAAAAGCCCCGTGAGACTGTGTAATCTTCTCACTGGGGCTTAATAACATAATCTGGACATCACATTATACGAAATCAACATGTTATTCCAAAGTAGAAATGTCCGGTTTCTCCAAAGTAAAAATGTCCGCTTTTAGAATATGCACTTTTGCAATTTCCTTAGCGGACGGTTTGATATGTTGGTGTCTATGTCGGATAAAGAACTTAAACGATTGTCGGTCTTGCAGGAAATCTGCGATCAACGCATAACTCAATCCTAGGCTGCTCAGCTACTTCATATTTCAGAACGTCAGATCAGACGCTTACTGCAGAAATACAAAGCCCAAGGTCAAGCTGCATTAGCCCATGCCGGTCGTGGCCAAATCAGCAATTCTAAACTTCCTGAAGAACTCAGACTCAAGTGCCTCAATATTGTTTCTGACCAACTCCATGGTTTCGGACCCACTTTAGCGCATGAAAAGCTCACCACCGTACATGGATTCGATCTTTCAGTAGAAACCCTGCGTTCCTGGATGATTGCAGCTGACTTATGGATGCCTCGATCCAAGCGCTTGAAACGCCCGTATCAGCCTCGTTACAACCGGGATTGCTTTGGTGAACTGATCCAAATTGATGGCTCACACCATGACTGGTTTGAAGGACGCGCTGCTAAATGCTGTCTGCTGGTGTTTATCGATGATGCTACAGGAAAATTGCAGCATTTACGCTTCTGTGAGTCAGAATCAACCTTTGACTATATGATTTCAACACGCTTATATGTCGAACAGCACGGTAAGCCTTTAGCGTTTTACAGCGACAAACATTCAGTCTTTAGAGTGAATCAAAGCAGCAAGAAAGACACCAAGATTACCCAGTTTGGACGTGTACTCAGCACCCTGAATATCGATATCATCTTCGCTAATTCACCGCAGGCCAAAGGCCGTGTGGAACGGGCCAACAGAACCCTTCAGGACCGTCTGATCAAGGAGATGCGCCTGAAAGGCATCTGTTCGATTGAGCAAGCTAATGTCTGGCTACCCTGCTTCATTGAGCAGTTCAATCAGAAGTTCGCCAAGATGGCTTTTAATCCTAAGAATCTACATCGGCCTATCACTGAAACAGCCGAAGAGTTAGATGATATTTTTACTTGGCGTGAACCCCGCAGAGTCACGAATAGCCTGACGATTACTTATGATAAATGCGTATATCTCCTGGAAAACACCGAAGAAAATCAAAGGTTGATCGGTAAGTATCTTGAGTTCCTGGAATACCCGGATGGTACTGTAGCCATCATGCATAATAGCCGAAAGATCAATTACAGCCTCTTCGATAAATTAAGTCAGCTGAATCAGCGAGAGATTGTTGAGAATAAACGGTTGGGTGCTGTTCTGAATCATATCCAACAACAGCATGAAGAACTGGAACAGCAAAACAAACGCAATCGTTCTCAAAAGATGCCAAGCAGACGTGCACAGAAAACAGCAATTCAAGAACTAAATCTAAATCCTGTGCTTGACTTGGAAATGTCCATATAGGACATTTCTATCTGGTTATTAGGTAGGACATTTCTACTTTGGAATAACAGAACAAATTGAAACATATAAAAATCAAAAACTTATGCTATAAATAATTTGCTCGACGATGTCGAAAAGCCGACTTGGGAACAAGTCGGCTTTTTTATGAGCAGTTTTGATATATTTTGCCAATAAAATTGGTTAAAAAACGATCAAATCGTAATTTCCTTCCGATTCCTTAAGGCTTCCATTTCTGAATTTATCCCCATTTCTTGCGGATAAGCTTTGGGATAATTTTGATGATTTTTTGTACGCTTTGGCTTACAGCATTTTACGAAATTGTTTGTATCCAAGCACCAGTGAAGTCCCTATGATCGATCTATATGAACAGGATGTTCAATGACTTAAAACAAGAATAATCAGTCAGACACCATGACCATTAGGTAGTCAGCCCTACCTATGCGCTCCACACCGAAAAATCCCGACATGACGTCGGGATTTTTTATTGTCATTTGAATAATAATTCAATTAAGCATAAAATATAGATTGTAATCTATATTATTGTTGTAATATGTGGACAGTCATTACAACGGATCTGTTTAACGAATGGCTTGCACAGCAAGATCAATCTACACAAGAGAAAGTACTCGCAGCGTTGGTCGTTCTACAGCAACAGGGACCAAGTTTAGGTCGTCCTTTAGTAGATACCGTCTATGACTCCAAATTTACCAATATGAAAGAGCTACGTGTTCAGCATCGAGGTAAACCACTGAGAGCCTTTTTCGCGTTTGATCCTTTACGACAAGCTATTGTGCTGTGTATCGGTGATAAAGGCGGTAAAAAGCGTTTTTATAAAGAGATGTTAGATATTGCCGATCAGCAATACGAAATTCATCTTTCAACTTTAGGAGATCAATCTAATGGCTAA